CCACGCTTGGTAGCTACGTCGAGGAATTTAACACAGAGGACGACAATCACTCATCATCTTATTGTGAGGACATTCCGGCGCTTGTTGCCTTGCGTGATTCTTCATGGATCACGGCCGAACCGCTCGACCTCCGCGAACTGCTGAAAGGTGACATCAATGGGTAACTGGCAAGAACACCAGCAAGAACGACACGATGCGTTCAACGAAAGCGCATTTAGACGTTGCGAGGCGGAATGGCTCGATCCGCCGGAAGATGATCCAATCGCCTGTAACCGTTGCGGAAATGAAATAAAAGGAAAATACACGGAATTGTTTGAAGATTTTTACTGCATGGATTGTATTGGAATTTTATTAGTTGAAGGGGAGAGAAACACATGACAGACGGTGACGAGTGGGGAGGTTTTTTCGAGTCACCAGATGCAAGCGAGTTAATATGCAGCGTTTGCCGCGAAAAAATACCATCTCCAAACAATTATTACTACGAACACGAACACAAAAACTACTGCAGAAAGTGTTGGAATAGCTTCATATCAAGTTTATACGAAAAAGGTCACAGGAGGATTTAAGAAATGGGAATTGCGGTAATGATTTTAGGCGAATCGGGTTCGGGAAAATCCGCTTCAATGCGGAACTTTAAAAACGGTGACATTGGGATTATACAGGCAACAAAGAAAACGCTGCCGTTCAGATCAGACTTGAAGCCAGTTGTTTGTGATGATTACAAACTAATCACGAATGCGTTAATAGGATCAAAAGCAAAGTCATTAGTAATTGATGATGCGCAATATCTTATGGCAAACGAATTCATGAGAATGGCAAAGGTTACGGGATTTCAGAAGTTTACAGACATCGCCCTCAACTTTTGGAATCTAATCCACACGGTAACAGACAGTCTTCCCGATGACAAAATTGTTTATTTTATGGCACATACAGAGAGGGATTCGGAGGGTCACGAAAAAATGAAAACCATCGGGAAGATGCTTGACGAGAAAATCACGATTGAGGGCATGTTTACGGTCGTTTTGAAAACATCGGTCAGGGATCACAAATATCAATTTGCCACACAGACAAACGGGCAGGACACGGTTAAATCTCCAATCGGGTTATTTGACACGGAACTAATCGACAACGATCTAAAGGCCGTTGACGCGGCAATCAGAGGCTATTACGAACTCACAGGAGGAAAAGAATAATGAAGGACATCAATTGGAACAATGTTGACGAATCACAGGAATTTTCAAGACTTTTACCCGGCGGATATGTTTGCAGAATCACAGCCGTTGAGGACGTGCCGGAAAAGGAATATCTAAAAATTGAATATGACATAGCATATGGAGAAATGGCAAATTATTTCAGAGGGTTATACGAGCGCGCTAATTTCTGGGGCGGCAGATTTGTTAAATCCTACAAAGAAAAAGCACTTCCGTTTTTCAAGGCGCTTGTTACATCGGTTGAAAAATCAAACCCAAATTTTACCTACAAAAACGACGAAAACACATTGATAACGAAATTGGTTGGTCTTGTTTTGGGCGAAGAAGAATATCAGGCAAACGACGGAACGGTCAAGACAAGATTATATGTTGACAATATCCGATCGATACAGGCAATCAAGGACAAAGATTTCAAGGTGCCGGAATTGAAAAAACTGTCTGCAAATTCAAATTTAATTCCTCCTCCAACATATGACGCAAACGCAAATTTGCCATTCGATCTGTAATGGTTACAAACAAAATATTGAGGAAAGGAGGTTTACTTTGTGGCTAAAGATCCAGCGTTTTTATTTTACACATCAGACTTTTTGACCGGAACCATGTTAATGACAAACGAGCAGGTCGGAAAGTACATAAGAGTCATGTGTTATGAGCATCAACACGGGCGGCTGACAGAAGAAGATATGTTAAAGATATGTTCGACATATGATAAAGACATCTTTTGCAAATTTGAAAAAGACGAGAACGGGAATTACTTCAACGAAAGGCTTGAGGAGGAGAAAAACAAGAGAAAAGCCTATTCTGACAGCCGAAAAGCAAATAGAACGAACATATGTAAAACATATGATAAAGACATGTCGAACATATGTAAAACATATGTCGAACATATGGAAGATGAAGATGTAAATGAAAATATAACTAAGAATAAGAATAAGAATGACATGACGTTGTTTCCCGAATTCTGGAACCTCTACCCGAAGAAGGTCGCAAAGAAAGATGCTGAACGAGCATGGAAAAAGATTTCCCTTGCTGAATATCCAGAAATCATTCAATCCCTTGAGAAGTGGAAAGCATCGCAAGGGTGGACAAAGGACGGTGGTCAATTCATACCGAACGCGGCAACGTGGTTAAACGGCGAACGATGGAAAGACGAAGTGCCCGGCGCAACTAAAACAATCGAACTCACACCAACAGGGAAAGGATCATGGAAACTATGACAGAAAAATTGTTTCTTACCTCAACGGACATTAAGCCGCGCGACAGGTCGCAGATTGTCAGCATATCGACCGGACTTGTCGAACTGGACAAAAAGATTATCGGACTAAACAAAGGCGAAGTGTCATGCGTGTCTGGGTTGAGTGGTTCGGCTAAAAGCACATGGTTATCTCAATTGTCTTTGGAAGTGGTCAGCGCAGGCAAAAAGGTAGCATTGTTTTCGGGCGAGTTGCACGAGTCAAGGGTTTTGGAATGGTTGCAGCTACAGGCGGCCGGGAAAGACTTCACAATCCCGACTAAATACGAGAACTACTTTTATGTTGCTCCCTTTGTTAAACCGTACATTAACAAATGGTTGGAACAAAAGATTTTTGTCTACAACAACAATTACGGAAACAAGGTAGAGGAACTTTTACGGGCAATTGAGCACTGTATATCTACGAAGGGCGTTGACATGGTAATTCTTGATAACTTGATGTCAATCGATCTGGGCGCGACAAATTTCAACAAAAACGAAAAGCAGACAGAGTTCATTCATTCCGTTGTCGGGTTCGCCAAAAAGTTTAATGTCCACATCGCCCTTGTTGCGCATCCTCGCAAGTCACAGGGATTCTTGAGAAAAGACGACATAGCTGGAACCGCTGACCTGACAAACGCCGTTGACAACGTGTTCATCATTCATCGGGTCAACAGGGATTTTAAACGGCTCAGTCAATTAACTTTGGGATTTCCTGCAACACACGAGATTTACGAGTATGACAACGTAATCGAGATATGCAAAAACAGAGACTTAGGTTATCAGGACGAAATGATCGGGTTGTATTTTGAAAAGGAATCAAAATCGTTTAGCTGTGACAAGGCACACAAACAATACGGGTGGACGGATCTTCTTCCGCCGAACGCAAGATGATACTTGACACGCGCCTAATCGGTACAAAATGCGAAACGTGCTTCCATGCAAGGGAATTGCCGCTTGAACAGAATCCGCCGCCTTCGTGTGCCAGATGCCTTGACAGACCAAACCGAAAGAAAGACAAATCGGAATATCAGCCGGACATCGAGGACGCAGACACGAAATCACGATTAGACGAAATAGAAACAAGGGAAACGAAATTTGATTATTGAGAGGGAGAAAAAATGAAAATTTTACTAATTAGTCAACCTGTCCTTCTGACGTTAGCCATGATAGTTCTATTTATTTATTCTGTCATACGCAACGCCCCTATTGCCCTGCTTATCTTCTTGGGCGCCGCCGTAGTATTTGTAATTATTCTGTGCATAAAAGCAATCCAAATAGTTTTAGACATTTAGGTTGGAGGATATCAAATGACAACACTTGAGGCACTAACAAACACGTCGCCCGAATCGCGCCGAACAAGAACGGAACTATCAGAATTGACGGGAATGTGCGATAGGGCGGTAAGGGATCAAATCGAGGCGATGCGGAAATACGAGAATCATCACATCATAGCCGATACGAGGCACGCCGGATATTACATAGCATCCGATCCGGTCGAATGGAACGAGGCAGTTAAAAAGCACAACAGGCAGATGATACGGTCGCTTTGGAAAATGGACAAGACGTACAGGAGGCAGATAGCGATATGACCGCCTGCAACGATTGTCCGTACGCACCGGGCGGAAATAGTTTGTGCGAGGATTGTAACAATGGCGACGCAAGGCCGGAAAGGATACAAGAAATTGACATTTACAATTGACGGAGCGCCGACAGGCAAAGCAAGGCCGAGAGTGACACGGACGCACACATACACACCACAAAAGACGGTCGATTATGAAAATCTGGTCAAGTGGTCATATGCCAAAGCAAAAGGCAAAGAGCATATAGGAGCGTTACGGGTGACAATCAAGGCATATTTCAAACCGCCGAAATCTGCGTCGAAGGCAACGGTAAATTTGATGCTGACCGATAAGATTTTCCCGACAAAGAAGCCGGACGGTGACAACATAGCCAAAGCGTGTATAGATGCCCTGAACGGCGTTGCTTACAAGGACGATAGCCAGATTATCGATTTGGTTGTTTACAAGCGATACGAGGCAAGGGCGCGGATAGAGATGAGCATAGAGGAGATTGTATGAGCAAATGGTGTGAAAACTGCAAACATCTGTCAATCGGGAGACTGTACATGTGCGACCAAGCGTACGCGGAAAAGGAAACGTGTCTGATCGGGAAGGTGTCGGGGAAGTGTCGGGAGTATGTGAAGTGCGAACTATCCGGAAATACCGGAAGGTTGAAAGGAGAAATATGAGCGAGTACAAGTTGACCGAAAGGGGCAAAGCATGGATAGGCGAACTTACACAGCAATTATCAGACGGAACGGAGAAGTTGATTATTCTTGACGCACAACAGTGCAAGGGACTGCATACCGTTTTGACCGAAACGTGGAACACCAGACAGCCGCGATTCTCGAAGGCAGAGAGGGAGGCACTTTCCGAATTGATTGGTGCAGGAATTTATCAAAGCAACAGTTTGATTAGAAATGCCGGAGAATACGAGAAATTCAAAATGGAATCATTACATGCATCTATCGCAACAGTCCGCGCCATGCTGAAAGGAGAACTATGTTAGCACATGTTTGTTCAGGGACTCAAAACGATTGCTATAACCCGTATGACAGTTACGGAGAAATATGTGTCCATTGTAATTGTTGCGGAAGAATAGACAAGGCAACCATGCATAAATGCCGCATTGAAACAGACAAGAGGCATCTTGAAGAAACCAGAGAGCACTTAACCGATCCATATTGTCAATCGGAAGTTCAACAGAAAAACATAAGGTTAAGTATTCAACAGTATCTAGACTGTATCGCAGCATCGGAGAAAGCCGTGCTGAAAGGAGAATGACAATGAGCGTTGAGGAAAAGATTGAAAACTGCAAATCAATTGACGAACTCAATGCGTTGCGGCTTGAAATCATAAACGCAACTCATAGTGGAAACCCTCACGATCTTTATGTTTCAAATGATGCAACAAGGGCAAGAGCGTTGCAAAAACAATTCATCAAGAAAATGAACAAACTCAAACGAATACCGTGGAGAGACAGGATTTAAGAAAGGCGGCTAATATGAGCAAAGAAACTGAACGGGCGATTGAATATTTTGAAAAGAAAAAGGACGAAACCTTGTATAAGGTGAATTTGGGATTTGGTGATTATGGCGACATGGAATCTGTCGGATTTATTGACCTTGCCATCACCGCGCTGAAACAGGTCGAAGCGGCAAAAGAGTATTGCAATTTAGTAACAGAAACGGCAGATTCTCTAGCAATTCCAGTCAGCACCTCAACGGTAAAGAGGATTCTTGATATTTTGGAGGGCAAGCAGGTATGACAATTGAAACAAAACACATTGATGATATTGAATGTCCGTATTGCGGCAGCAAATTCGACGGAGGGGCGGCAACGAATTACGATTCTTCAAACGATCTTGACATCATCGAATGTCCGACGTGCGGAGAATCAATGGAAGTATTTATTTCTTGCGAATATACCGCACAGCCGTTAAGGGAGGGCAAATCATGAAAATTATTATTATTACAATGGTGGTTTGGACATGGATTGTGTCGATCTTGCAGGTTCTGCTTTTAGCATACAGTCTTTCGAGAAACGCTCCGATATTTCTTATTGTGTTTTTATGTATTGCGATTGTGGGTTGCTTGTGCTGTGCGATATGGGTAACAAAAAAGGCACGAGAGTTTTAAGGGGAGGACAAATCATGAACGCAAAAGAGATGATTGAAAACTATGAGATAAAACTATATTCGATTAATCAAATGATCAAATCACACGAAGAACTTAATAAACAATTTGGTGGTCACGATGGATTGATTTTGGAATACGCGTGTAAAAAAGAACTGGTTGAATCCACAATCTCCGCCCTTTCCGCCACGATCCCGCGCGAAACGGCGCAAGTTAAGCCGACAGAAAAAGATTGGGATAGCTGGAAAGAACTGCCCGCATTTAATTCGGTTGTGGGAGCGTGGTTTATGGTCAATGCTGACGATCTTGATTGCAATTATCCATTTTGGCTACCCATGCCAACATCGCCTAAAGCGGAGGGGAAAGAAGATGTGTGAGAAATGTAAAGACGGTTCAGTCCATCAAGAATTTTGTATAAGCGTCAAAACGGGAATGAGGGTTCGCGGAAACATACTTATCGAGGGTGATTTCTGCCCGAACTGCGGACGCGAATTGTCAGAGAGCGAGGATAAGTAAAATGGACATATTTGACAGATACCGCGAGTGCAAAGAGGTTGTTGTGGGAATCAAAGACGAAACACAACGCAAACACGCAGAGTCTATTTTGTCTCAACTTCTTCATATCGAACAGGCTAGAGGTATAGCGGAACGATCCCATCAGAAATATCGCGAAGAAATGAACGGATGGGAGAATAACCTCGTAAAAAGTATATGTCAAACGGCAAGAGAAGCGGAATTGTCAGAGAAAGGAGACGGAGAAAATGTTTAACGAAGAACTTGCGCCGCTGATTGAGCACAATTCAAGAATAATCGTGACAAACTTCCGACCACTCTTTCAACTCACAATATCGCCTGTACAGTATCGCCCCCTCAATCCCTCCTATCTTTGATACCCTTCTCTCGATCTGCAAACAGGTCAGTCGCGCCTCGTTCTTCATCTCGTTATATTCCATACCCATATCAACCAATTCATTTATCAATTTGTCGTAGTCATCGCTCTTGCTTGTCTGCACGGATATCTGCTTTAGTGGCTTAACCGTATTTTCTATCTGATCCCTGATCTTGTCCATTCTGTCTCGGTACTCTGAAAATCCAATTGTCGCATTTGCATATCGTTCAAGGTCTGCTCTTGCCATTCCTCGCAATTCAGCATCAGTCATCAATTGCCCTCCATCGGCGCGATTGCTTTGTTTCCGGCTTTCCCCGTCTTGCTATGCTCTATCCAAATAACCACCTCCTTTCAATCCTCTTTCTTGCCTCTGCAATATATTCAACCGTTATCGGTCTTTCGGATTCCGCTTTCCTGTCATCGTGTCGGCTACTGCTTCTTATCAATCGCGTTCCTCCTTGATTTCCTTAAACAATTCATTCATTGCGGTTCGCCCTGATCCTTTCGGCATGATTATGGTCATATCCTTGCACCTTGAAACGTCAACGCCTCCTAGTTTCATTTTCAGCGCTATTTTAATCTCGCACGCCTCGCAGTATTTCCGATCGTCTGGTATATCTCGCAGGCATGCAGGGCAGCGGTTATTGATGCGGGTCATGGCGTAAACTCCGAGTACATAACCACCGCGCAGTTTTGCGGAGACAGAGAGAAAAATTTTTTTGCTCCGAAATGGTCTTTTTGGTCACATCCCCAAAACGTTACGCGCTGTTCATTTGCAAACTGTCCGCTCCTTGTTTCCGTTCTTCCGGTTTCAAACAGGGATATCGGTTCATCTGTGATTATGTCAAGGTATTCACCATTCAAATAAATTTCTATTCTAGTCATTCTCCGTCTCCTTTCTCTGACAATTTGCGTCCGCAGTTCGGGCAGAAGTTATAGCCCGGAAATCCTACATTCCTACACGCCACGCACGGTTCGCTTTCCTTGTGCTTTCCCTCCGTTAATCCGAAATGCAAAATATAAATACACAAGACTATTCCGATTGCAGACAAAACAGATATAGCTATAAATTCACACATTTTCTTTCCCCTCCGCTTTCGGCGCTGTTGGCATGGGTAGCCAAAAAGGAAATGATTCAGGTTGCTCGTATACGGTTTCCCAATTAAAAGCATCGTAGCATCCAAAATCAGCGTACCAAGCCAATACCAATCCGTTCTGTTCTGCATCTTCTTGTTCCGGCTTGCACTTCGCCGTTTCGCGTGGGATCGTGGCTGAAATGATCTCAATGGCGTTGCTGATCACGTCTCCATAAATATCATCAACGGTTTCGCACCGGCACTCTCCGTTGTAATAGTCGGTTATGCCTCTATCTTGATATCCTCTGATTTCGTTTAATGCATCAATAATTTCGCTGTTGTTCATTTTGTGCCCTCCAATTTTGCAATTGCTTTTAGTATCGGGTATACTTGCCATTTCGAATCTTTTGCAACTGTCTCGCGGCTTTACAAAACAAAAATGTTTTTCGCTGTGTGGGTTTGAACAATACTGAATAAATCCGGTCCTAGATTCCTTGTCTATAAAACATTTGCAATCCTTGCACTTGTTCTTTGCTTCACTTTTATTCTCTGGTTGCATCGTCCGCCTCCTTGATTCCTCTAATTACAAATTCTGCACAAAGTGTGGCAAAACTGTTTCCAAGTCCTTTGGTTCTTGATGCGTCGGTTGCTCCTGATATTTTTGTGTAATTGTCTGGATATCCTTGCGCTCTTTCTCGCTCTGTCGGGGTCATGTTTCTTACTTTTCCATCTTGAAAAATCAACCTATCCCAGGTGTCTTTTCTGCCGGCCCCTTTGTAATCCCTTGCCATTAGCGTTCCGCAGATTGATTCACCATACACATTAAAAACGTTTTTGGCATTTCCTTTTTCTCTCTTTTTGATCGGGTTATTATTCCCCTTATTGCCCTCGCGCTCAAAAAGTATTTTGGGAGCGGATTGTCCTCCAAAATCTGCGACAAGGTAGATTCTTCTGCGTCTTTGGGGGACTCCGAAGTATTGTGCGTCAATTGTGCGCCATGATATGCTAAATCCGTCGCCCAGAATGCTCCCAGAATTTGCCCACCCTCCCGGAGATCGAGGTATTGATATTGTGCTGTCGGACACTCGCGCGGTTTCTTCAAGGACGATTCTGAAAGCGTCTCCTGCTTCGAGTTGATCTCCTGCCCCTTTTGAACTAAAGGCTCCTGGCACGTTTTCCCAAACCATGAATCGAGGGTAAGTTGTTCCTGTTGCATTTCGCATCTCCTTTACAATTCGTATCTGTTCCATAAACAATCCAGACCGTGTTGTTTCTTCGTCTCCAAAATCAGAGTGTTTCATCCCTTTTCGAAGTCCGGCAACCGATAGGTCTTGACAAGGTGATCCTCCTATAATTATGTCAACCGGTTCAACCTGATCGCCTTTGATTTTTGTAATGTCTCCTAAGTGCTTGACGTTTGGAAAATGATATTCTGTCACCTTAATTGGGAACGGTTCGATTTCGCTTGACCAGACCGCTTCAATTCCGCAACGCTTGGCACATAACAACGCTCCACCGATTCCGTCAAACAGACTTGCCAGCTTCATCCTCCCACCCCGCACATCTCGCACTCCCGCTTCAACTTTCTCCGTACCGCCCGGACGATCTTTGACTCTTTTGCCATATCCGGATTCTTGCTCTTTTTGCATGCCTTGATCTGTTCCTTAACGGTCATTCAATACCTCCGAATCTCTCAATGCTGACATCGACATGCGCCCTCTCGTCGTATTTTTTACGGACTACTAACCAAATAACCTGTGTATCGTCCTTGTAGGCAATCCCGTTCAGCGCGTCCAGAATGATTTTCGCGATGTTGTCTATGTCCGGCTTTTTGTTTGGGAAGATGTGTCCGTCCAGCATCAACGCCCTTTTCTTTTTTGATACCGACTTTGGAACACCAAAACATGCTGTAATGGTTACGATCAGCGATCCCTCAAAAAATTCTTTGCATTGTTGTTTGTAACTGATCTGTACAAGGTTTTCGTATAGCACCGTTGTTTCCATGTTGTATGTTCCAAACTTGGTTACTCTCGGTCTTGCCTTGCCTGTCGGTTCTCCGTCAATCGTAAATTTCAATCTGTTCCCTTTCCGGCTTTAAATCGCCGTCCTTGCAATATTCACACCCACTATATCCGCCCGGTGCGTACGGGCAATCGTTGCAGGCGGTCATACCATTACTTGCCTTTCGTTCGAATAGCTTTTCGTATAAAACGTATGTTGTGCCCGTGTTACCATTTTCCGACAGAACATATTCCATTGATCCTGTGTGCCGATGTAATACCCGCTACGGTCCGTGTCGGATATGATGTACTGTCCTTGTCTGCGCAGTTCGGCTATATTTGCCCTTACCGCTCTATCACAAAGTCCGGTTAATTCGGTCAGTTCCGATCTGGTTCGGCGCGATTCGGGCGATGTGAGTTGAAGTGCTTCGAGTGTGGTCAAAACTCCATACCTCCATATATTTCCATTCCTTTTTTGATAGAGGCGTTGTATCCCTGTTTATATGTTTCAATTCGGCACGGTTTGATTCCAAGAACAACAAAGTTTTCACAAAGAGATTCATGCCCGCCCAATATGTAGGTGATTTCAACCAAAAGCGATTCGCCTGTTTCGGTTCCTTTTGAAGATATTTTGTTTAATCCTAAAAAATCTCCCACCTTAAATCCTCTGTCGTTGTATCTTGATTCAAATGTTTTCCCTCCACTTGCCACTGCATCAAAGTACGTTCCCTTAATTTTTAGTTGATGTATCATTTTTTTCCTCCCTCAATAATCGTATTTCGTTTCTTGCTTTGCGATTTCGTCTAATTCTTTTCGTAATTCTTCATCGTTCACGTCCGGTACAAATTCTGACTTATCTCTGTTTCGGTTTGGTCTGTCCGTGCATCGGCAGCAAGGGAACGGAGGATTTCTTTCAAGCGGTAAATCCCTTGCAGATGTGCAATGTTCGCATTTGGTTCCGATCAGTCGCGCGTCCAGGATCATCTGACATTCGGCGGCAATAAGTCCACCCACCCGTATTGTTTATGATTCTTGTCACACGAAAAGCTTTTCGATTCTTTCTCGAAGTACAGACCGATCAATTCGTCCTGGTACCCTAGATCCCTGTTTTTGCATATCTCGATTACATTGTCATACTCGTAAATCGCGTGATCCTTTGACAGCCCTAATGTCATTTGACTCAATCGCCGAAAATCGTTATTGACCCTGTGAATGATAAAAACATTGTCAACCGCGTTGGTCAGGTCATACGTTCCGGCAATATCGTCCTTTCTCAAGAATCCCTGTGACTTTCTCGGATGTGCGACAAGGGCGATGTGTACATCGTTCTGTTTGGCAAGGGCAACAAGGGAGTGAATAAATTCGGTCTGCTTTTCGTTTTTATTGAAGTTCGTTGCACCGAGGTCGATGCTCATCAGATTGTCAAGAATCACAATGTCAACGCCCTTTGTGGTGATGCAGTGTTTTACCGCCGCGAGTAGTTCAGTGACCTTGTTTCCGTAATTGTTGTTGTAGACAAAAATCTTTTGTTCAAGCCACTTGTTGATATACGGTTTGACAAAGGGCGCAACATAAAAGTAGTTTTCGTATTTTGTCGGGATTGTGAAATCCTTTCCTGCTGCCTGTAGCTGCAACCATTCCAAAACTCTAGACTCGTGCAATTCTCCCGAAAACAATGCCACCTTTTTGCCGGCGCTGACCACTTCCAAAGACAACTGAGATAACCATGTGCTTTTTGCCGATCCGCTCAAGCCAGACACGCACGAAACTTCGCCTTTGTTCAGTCCGATAATCTTTTTATCAAGTTCTACAAGTCCGGTCGATATGCTGACAATCTGCGACCTGTCACGCGGCTTGATGTCGGTTGAGGTCAGAAATAATTTTTCTGTCATAATTTCCATGATCCTTTCCCTGTCGGTTTTACAGAAGATACAATTGGTTTGTCCCTCTCCCTTAGCTCCCATGTCCTTATTGCAGCCTTCCAGTCCTTCATCTTGTTCTTGCCGATCATCCAACCCTTCGATTCATTCCAGTCAAAGAAGTGTTCAGGATCAATAGTGTTCTTACGCTCAATGCAATACTCTTTAATTTCTTCAACAGTTGGCTTCAAAAAGGCTTTGTTTTTCGGCTTTGCCGAGTCCGCTATATCTATCTCTTTCTCTTTCTCTTTCTCTACGTTACATTTTGTTTCCGTATCGTTACCATGTAACGCATTTATCAAAGACGTTTGAGATTTTCGGTAATTTCTGACTCTTTGGGCGCTCCAGCCTTCGCATCCGAGCATTTTTGCGGCTTCTTCGAGGTAGATTGTCCGATCGTCCATGACTTCCATCATGTTCAATTGTGTGAAAATCTTCATTGCTGACCGAACAACGTCAATATTTGTATTTGTTATGACGGATAGCATGTTTTCATCGTATGGTATCGTTTCGGAAAATCGAAGCTGCCCGTCATGGTCGATGCTTTCGAGAAGCAATTTGAGATAAAACAAGACGTAATCTTTCCCGTTCGGCATCGACTCGATTATCTTTATGTCGTGCCTTTTGAAAAAATCTCTCTTGAGTTTCAGCCAGTAATATCTTTTTTCATCAGCCACAAAGTAAACCTCCTTCCCTCAATATTTTGTTTGTAACCATTACAGATTCCTCTTTTCTCTTTTAACCAAACCGTATGTCTTTTTGTAATCAAGTCCAAGAAGCTCGCACCACTCAATAAACGGTTTTTTGACCCCGAGCAACGTTGCATAAACCGTCCTGGTGGTATTTCTTGCTTGCTCTTTTGTTGTCGTCCAACGGCAATTTTTCGGATCATAATTCCCGTTATTGTTAATGCGGTCAATCGTGAGATTTTCGGTATATCCGTTAGTCAATGACCAATCTCGAAATAGCGTATAATCTTTCCAATCAAGGCAAACACTGATCCCTCTGCCGCCGTAATGAGGGTAGCTGCATGACGTCGCGCAATTGCACCTTTCGTTCATTCCTTTCCAAATCTCATACAAGCGTTTTCCGCGTCCTCCATGTATCAAGTGTGACGGGTTTTCCTTTCCGTAGCATCCGCAGCTTTTTGTATATCCGCATACAATGCTTCCGGACGGCACGACTATAACTCCTCCGCATTCGCACTCACAAAACCACGTTGCTATGTTGTGTTTGTTTTTCCCGTGATATGCCCAAACCGTAAGTCTCCCAAATTTTTGGCCGTCTAGTCTTTTAAATTGCATCTTCTACCTCAAAGATCAAAGGGCAAAACTGACGTATCATCGTCCATGCTCGGATAAAAACCATTGTCAACAGTCGGTGCGGGCGGATTGTCGTGTGCCGGACGGTCTGATTTGCTGTCCATAAATTCGATCTCGTCAACAATAATTTCAGTAACATATACTTTCTTCCCATTCGCATCGTCGTACGATCTTGACTGCACATTTCCTACAATCCCGATCTTTGACCCTTTGGCAAAATATTTGCCGAGTAATTCCGCCTGCTGCCCCCACGCAACGCATGACAGAAAATCGGCTTGCTTTTCCCCGTTGGCATTTTTGAATTTACGATCTACAGCGACCGTGAAGGAACATACCGATTTCTGCGACTGCGTTGTTTTGACTTCCAAATCCCTTGTGATGCGTCCGATGACGACAATTTTGTTCATGTTTATTTCTCCTTATTCCACTGTGAATTCATTTGTTCTATCTCAATTGGTGTCATGGTTTCTATTCCGATTTCCTTAGCCTCTGATACAACGCCATTTATCAGTGTTGCCATTTCCTTGCTGTCGTATAAACTCGACCCGAAATAACAAAGAAGCTGTGTTCCCTCCCCGTTCTTCGTTTTCCCGACTTCCTCCGTTAATCGGTACATACTTGTAAACATTTCAACTGCTTCGTTTTTTACAATCGCGTAAGTGTATTGACCGTACCTTTTCAACATCTGCAGATATAATTCGTCTTTTGATGTTTTTAAAACCTCCGCCATTTTTCCTAAAAGCACCCATAAATAACCGTTGCTGTCGATGCTTCTTTTCGCCCTGTGTGGCTTGATTTCAACGTCTAACTCCTTTCCTTTATCCGTTGCTGTTTTCAGATCATCAAGCGAATTAAGGCACTCACGCGAGGTCAGGGAAAGAACCATTTCGGGGCGCATGTTTGAATCGAATTGGATTCTGAAAGATGTTACTTGTGCCTTCATGTGTAATTTCTCCCGAAAATTTTCATAAATTCTTCGTGTCCGTATTGTGATTCAAACCTCAATTGGTAAACCCTCTTGTAATCGTTCCAAAGTGCATAGTTTCGGTGCAAAAGTCGGTGACAGTTTGGGCAGAGCATCATGGTTAATTTGTATTTTTCAGAGTGCTTTCTATTTGCGCCATTGAATACGTGATGCTTATTTTCCGCCGTGCCCCCACAAATCTCGCAGGCTCGCCATTCCATTAAAACGGTACCGGAACGGAATCAAGGAGAAGGTCGCGCAAGTCAACCCATTCTTGTGGTGACATTTGAGATGTCTTTTGATACCCGTACTTTTTCATAAATCCTGCTTTAATTTCGTACAGGCAGCCGTTTGCTTCTCCGAGTTTTCCGTCTCTCATGTTCGGGTAAAGCATCTCTTGTACTTCTTTTTGGATTGCGGTTAAATCGATTTTTGGCAGGATCTTTGTTCCTTTTGGCATCTCCTCTTTTTCCTTTTGATCCTTTCCGTCAATTGCGTCATGCTCTGCGATTTCATAAGCCAAAACGTACATATACCGTCTCATATAGGTGTGCATTGATCCGATTGCCTGAATGGGGCTTGCGCCCTTCGTTGACGCGTCTGCTATCGGTGATTCAAAAGTTATTGTCTTGTCGCTTGATCCGTCTATAATGGTCAGCAAGGCGGTTGAAACGCCGTTGATTGTCGGGAAGGATATGACGTTGGCGAAATTTAATTCGTGCTCAAGCTGAATAATGTCTGTGATGAAATCGCCCAATTCGAAATACTCGTACTTCTGAAATGTGTTCTTGCCTGACTTGTTCAATTCTGTTTCGATCAGCCTTTTCTTTGCCTCGTTGAATTTTTGGATCAGTGTCATTTCTCCCATTTTTCCTCCCTCGATCTTTCAAACCTTCTATCTGCCATTTCCGCTAAATATTCCTCTTGATCCTCGCACTCGATGTCGTCCGGCGGCGTTAAATATCTATCCTCGCACCGGTTAAATGCTGATATGTTGAATGTGTCTCTCCGCTCCTCCTGGTACTCGCGCCAACTACCCATTGATTGCCTCCCGTATTGAAATATCTATTTCCGGATAATCTGCCGTTCCGTTTGCCCTAATGCTGTTGTTTTCAAGGTCTTGCGAATTCATCATTACGATCTCAAATCCGTATCTAACCCTAAACTTTCTCAACTCTTCCAAAATGATTCTAAAATCCGCTTCGGCTTGTCTTTTGCGTTCTTCTGTCATTTGTGATACAATCCTCCTGTTGGTTTATTTCTTTTGACCGTTGGCGTTAGTGGCGTTGGCGGTCTATTTTTTTCTGAATCTGCCTAAAAATCCGAGCATGTACACAATTCCGAAAACTAATGTGCAGATGATAAGAGACACTTCGTTGATCGTGATTTCAATTTTCATATTTCCGTCCTCTCAACATGTTCCCTGTATGCCCGTTCCAAATCTTCGTACTGCTCTTTGGCGACCAGTGTTATTGCTGCCAAAACCAGACCTAAGATAATTAAAACAATGTAACCTGCTCCGCTCATAATCCTCCCACCTGCCTTATCGCTATGGCTCTTTGCCTGTCAGCGGTCTTTAGTCCGCTCTTAATATTTCGTTCTCTTTGGTTCTGTTCGTTCGTTTCAATTTTCCATGTCCCGTATCTTGTACAAATTCCGTGACAAAATGCGGTTCGGTTCGGGCAGTTCAGGCATGGCGCGTTTGTCATCTTCTTCCCCTTTCGTCTGTCGCGATTGATACGATAATCAAAACAATAAACAGGATCGCACACCCCCAAACAAATGCGCCGGTAGCTTCACAGATCATTCGGATAAATTGCATTCTTGCTTTCCTCCTTCAATTACACCTATCTTCTAGTTCGTTCAAATCCAAATCGTCCGCGTCGGGTATTTCTTGATATGATTTCATGTGGATAAATTCTTGATGGCTGATGAACGGTCTGCCCTGTTGTGCTATTTCTTCGAGAGCCGTTGCGATCCGCTCTAGTTCGTGGGTGAGTTTTTCTCGTTCCGTGACGGGCTTGAATTTGGGCTTTGAAAGATTCCAACTATCAACCCACTTATCAAATCTGCGACAGGCGGCACACGGATATTCGGTGCGGTCGGTTTCGTATTCTGCACAATTTCTACAATTCTTCTCCACTTACAACCTCCCTCTCATACGCATCGCATTCTCTGACCACACACGCCCGACCTTTACAGCAATCCTTCAATTTGTTGTGTTTGCACCGGTTACATTTACACGATTTGTATAGGGCGGCGCAATTCTGATTCATGGTCTGCCTCCTTTCGGGAATACAACGTGAATGTTTTCGGGCGGCTGGTTCATCATGTTCATGATTTGGTATACATCTGTCATGTCCCACGGGTGCACGCCTCTCAAGCGCTCTGATACGTATGTTGATCCTCTTGGCGGTTCAAGGCGTTCGGCCAGTTCGGGGATTGTCATATCAAGGCCGGACAACCATTTTCGAATGATCGGGAACGTCGCGGTGCTGTTTCTGACTCTCATCTTCCTGCCTTTCCGCTTGATTGCTCGTGTCCCGTGGTTTCTAGATCGTTCAATTCCCAATTCGCACATGTGATTCTTTCGGCTGTTGAGCACGGCGGCATGATCGTGTTTTTTGTTCTGTTCTTGCAGTTGTAGCAACCGTTCATAAATTTTTTCCTTTCTTTGTGTTCCGTTATTCCGAACATTTACCGATTTGACTTTTGTCAATCTTTTGTTGACTTAACAGGCATAAAAAAACGCAACAGAGACATATCGTCATCTGCGCCAATCGCCTCAAGTATTTTTGAAATATTGTCCGCTCTCTGGTGTGTCGGATTGCACAAAGCGTTGTGTAACCGCGGTCTTGACCATCCTAGTTTTCTTGCCATTGCTGCTATGCTTGAATACTTTTTGTAAATCTCGCCCCGTAATTCTGGATCAATCTTCACTACATCACCTCCTTTTTCGCAAACCTTATGCTTATAATCTAACACTGTCATTTACTCTTGTCAACAACTTATTGACAAATTGTAAACATTAAATTTATTTGTAAATTGACTATTTACAAAACGTGTAATAGATATATAATAAAGGTGTTGGAATACCGTAACAAGAAAGGAGGTTAAGAGCATGGTCAGTTTTAAAAACCGGCTAGAAGAATATATGGAGGACAGGCATATCAAGCAGACCGATCTTGTTGATAGAATTGGGAGATCAAAGCAGGTTGTGTCTAATTGGGTTAACGGGAAATCAGGACCCAGAATAGACGACTACCAAGAACTCGCACGAAAAATGAACGTGTCGTTGGTGTGGCTAATGGGAAACCCAAACGCTAAAATGAACGTGTCCAGTGATGACGCTAGAGAGTTGGAGGATCTGATGAATAAAAAAATTGAAGATCAGAGCAACATGGATAACGCCCCAAAGATTGATATAAACGGATCAATGTTTCCTGTTTACACAAAGGAACAACTAGACAAGCGCATGGGAATGCTTCAACAGGCTCTTGATATGTTTTCCGAAGGAAAACTTGATAAGGATACATTAGAATTGATTATAAGATCATTGAGATGAGGAGGAAACGGCATTGGGATACACACTCACCCAGCGCGGGAACAGAACATATTTAACAATTAGCACGGTTGTGTGCATAGACACGACACATTCCGTCCTTGAATCTACTAATTCAACAATAATACATCTATCTCCGTATAACACAGATTCGCAAAACTTCGAAATTACAAATAAAATTATAATCAAAAGCGCGGGAGATATTACAAGGGCGAGCATCAGGAAGAAAAACCACGACATGAACAAGGTGCGGATTAACAAGCACTACTATACTGGCAGTATCGGAAATCGAGTTTAAAACAAATAAAAACACCCAATATTTAAGGAGGAGATTTTATGCAGTATATTTTTTGGTTTTTATATCTGGCCGGTGCGGTTGTTGGATTATTGATATTTTATTATGTAATATGTTCAGCAGTTAAAAACGGAATACTTGACGCGAAAAAGGAAATAGACAAGAAAGCGTGATTTTATGGCAACGCCTGTATGGAATGAGAAGAAACAACAATGGATATTAGAAACCATGTCAGACCGCAAGCGCAAGGCCTTTACATCTTCCGATCCGTCTAAAAAGGGTCTTGCCGATGTCCGAAAAAAATACAACAATTGGGTAGCGGGAGAATCAGAAAAAGCGGACTGGCGGATTGATAAGTGCTATCCGTTATTTTTGGATGATGTCCGGGCAAGATCAAGCGAGGACAACTATATTTATTGCGAGCGATTGCTGCGCCTGTATATTTTGCCTAAGTGTCACCTGCGCAAAATCGGAAGCATGACGGTCAACGACTGGCAGCATATTATAAATACGGCCAAACCTGCCGGCCGCAAAACGAAAAAAGGGACAGAGTACCCCGTTAAGGATGCTCTGTCCAAAAAGATGCTATCTAATATCCGCGGCGTGATTGTGTCGTTTTGTGTGTACATGTCCAAGTACAACATGCCCGCCCTTGTTCCACGCGGCCTCTACGTGCCCGTATCCGCGCCTACGATAGAAAAGGGAATACTTCAACCCGATCAGCTTAAAACGCTTTTTAAGGCATCTACGGCGTGGTACGTTAATGCATGGCGGTTTATGGTAGTTACCGGACTGCGCCCCGGCGAAACATACGGGATACAAAGGAATGATATCAAAGACGGATTGTTGATAATCAGCCGGGCAGTTAACGAACGAGGAATCGAAACAAAAGGCAAGAACGAAAATGCTAAAAGAGAATTATTGTTAAATGCCGTTGCCCTGTCGATCATCGAAAATCAGATTGCTATCATAAACAAAAAAGGTCTTATTGGAAAATGGATCTTCCCGAACCGATACGGTGAAATGCCTATGCCAGGGAATGTATACAAGCGTTGGAAGATTTACGCCAAAAGCAACAACATAACAGTATCACCTTATTGCCTGCGTCACACGTGGATCTCGATAATGAAAAATAAAATGCCTGCCTTTTGCGGGTATTTAAAAGGAAACATTGTCAAATATTTATGGCGCTACGAGCACAAAAATAAACCCGTTGAAGATTTGCTCAAGGCGCAGTGGTACCAAAACAAACTGATTGCAGAGGTGGAAGATGGAACAGTGGCAGACGGAAGCACTCCAAAAGCGCTCTGACGGCGTACCGTGGGCGGAAATCACAAGACAATTGCGCCCTGTATATTTTCCCGAGCTCGAAGAATTAAAGGCGCATAACAAGATCAGGGATTTTGTGAGGGTCGCTATCGGAACAAAGGGACATGCCAAAGCGGGAGTTGAAACAGAGCCAAATCCGGAAGTGGTCGGTGTAATCGGGGATACTCACTTTCCGTTTGCTCACCCGAATTATATCAATTTTCTTCAAGACACATTTGAAAAATATGGTGTGACAAAGATAATCCATATCGGCGACATTTGCGACAATCACGCTATTTCGCGTTGGCAGTCGGAGCCGGATTCATATGGGGCAAACCAAGAGTTCGAATTAGCAAAACGCGACGTGCAAATTTATGCAAAGGCGTTTCCAAAAGTCACATTGCTATTGGGAAATCATTGCCGAATCCCCGAACGTCAAGCCGCATCGCTCGGGATCCCCAAGCAATTTTTGAAGGGAACGAAAGAATTGTGGGGAATGCCGAAAGGGTGGGACGTTGACGAACAAATCATTTTGAACGGGGTAATGTACGATCACGGCATTAACGCAATGGGCACATCCGGGGCGCTATTAAAGGCGACAAATGCAATGATGTCCTGTGTCATTGGTCACGCTCATTCCAACGGTGGGGTGCAGTACCGATCAAATGCGCACAGTTTGATTTTCGGCTGTTCGGTCGGATGTGGAATAGACATAGACGCATATGCGTTCCGGTACGGGAAATACAACAAAAACCGCGAAACTTTGGGCTGTGGAATTGTATTTGATTCGTCAAACGCTATTTTTGTTCCGATGGGCGACAAATATTTCAGAAACAAATAAATAAAAAGGCCGTCTTATCTCTCGCGAGGTAGGACGGCCCTTTTTGTATTTATAAAAAAAGAAAAGCCCCGGAAACCCGGGGCGGTTCTGCAATCGTGAACGACAATATTTCAACCCAACACCTTTCGGCGACATCTGAATAATATCAGACTTTATAAATTTCCACAACAGCCAATTCGATAAGCTTTGATATTGACATTCCCGTCTCAACCTTTTTTGCCTCAAGCAGCCGGTAAACTTCGGGCGCAACGGTCAAGTTCAGCGGGCGTTTATTGTCTGATGCTTCTTCAACTTCGCCAAATTCCTTCTGATATTCGTCTGCGGTTAATTTTTCTTCTGCCCATTCGCGGGCTTCGGAGGCGGTGAGGGGAAGAATCTGCTCTCCGCCTGATGTACTGTTTCCGTGGTGCTCTGCATATGTTGTCATTGGGCCGCCTTCGCCGCGGAGGAAGTACTTGCCGGATTTGGTTTGATACAAATATTCGTCTGACCGGTTCATTTGTCCGTACTCCGCGCCGTTGTCCCATGTTCCGATAAATCTGGCCGTCTCGGTGTTGTACTGTGCTCCTGCGATAATCTTTTTCATTGTCGTGCGCCTCCTGACGCTTCGGGTTTATACCGCCCCGACCGGCTTCGTGTGTGGTGATTATAACTCGATCCGGTGGTTTCCGCCGTAGTCGTAAAGTCTATCTGCTGCCAAGTCTTTGTATCCTTTTACATATGCGCCAGAAACGTTATCATAGTATCCGCAGTCGATCTGGTTAAACTTCTTGCCCTCTTTTTTGCTGATCTTGAGGTATGTGCGGCTCTTTCCATTTGCTTCCCAATCCTTGACTGATACTTCGTATACTTCTCCGTTCACTGTGTTGGACTGTTCTGCGATCTTATTCAGTCTGTTGATGATTTCTTCCTTTGTCATCTTGCTATCTCCTTGCCTCTCGGCTGCTTCGTGTTTCCTTTGTTCTTATATCTATATTATAAGGCCTAGAACGCGCATAGTCAATATATAACAGACAAATAACGCGCATATTTTAACAAAATAATGCACAATCTTTCGACTGTGCATTTGTGCATATTGACATATATAAATAAGATATTGTAACGCGCGATCAGCAGCGAACGGATTTGAGATTTTCGAATGTTGCCGGCCGCCTCTCCGTCAAATCAGATACGATCATTCTTGATTCGTGTTCCTGCGACAATTCGGCGTAGATTAAAATTGACGAGGCGGTAACAAACAATGCGCATATGATAATCAGAATTAATTTGATGTGTTTCATTTTGCTCCTTCTTTCTTTTGTGTGGGACAACTTTTTGGGACATGTACTATCGTTCTTTTTCTTCGCGTGTAAAAATAAAAACCTCGAAACGCCCTAGACACGGCAATATATTTCGTCTATGATTAAATGCGTGTGAGTTCGATTCTCACCATCGGTTTTGTATTTATAAACTTCTTGTTTAATATATTA